AGCCATAGCGTAATACTGCGCCCAGCTATAGTCAAGGTAAACAAAGACATATCCGGAGAAAACAATATAGGGCTGCGGCTGCCATTTGCCGCCGCGACGTATCAATCTGTTTTCAAGAGGAACAACCGCCGCGTAACCGCGACTGTTCAGCTCTGCGGCTATCTTTTCTTCATAGCCTGTTCTGACCTGAAGAACATACCACTTGTGCTTTGTCATACGGTTTCCTCCTTTGCCTGTGCTTTAAGACGGTTGATTTCATCCATCAGTTCCGTATACAGACGCGGATTGCTTTTGCGGATTTCATAGATAGAGCTTTGCAGCTCTTCCAGCGCGATCTGCTTTTCGCTCTTGATTTCAATATCACATTTTTTCTTATATGCGACAGCACGGCTTAGGGCAGTTGCCTGATTAAGCAGCTTTTCGGGAGAGATATCGTCAAAGCCCGTTTCTCCAAGCTGGGACAGCGCTTCAAACACCTTTTGGGATGATAGACGGAGAATAGCTTCGGCGGGATCCAAATCAGGATAACGTTCCGTTTCGGTGAGAATCATGCGGAAATTCTCCTGGGCGATGCGGAGCTGCTGCGCGCTGGCGAGAAAACGCTGCGCGTATCGGCTGACCGCTGCCTGAGAAAGCACCTCGCCGTTATCGGCAAGATATCCGACGATTTCACGGTAGGTCTGACCGCTGATAAGCATTTGATCTACCGTTTCTTTGAGATCAGGCGGCAGCTTGTCAATTTTGCCGACCGCCCGGCGGGTACGGACAGCCATATCAAACCTCCACCGAGTTGTCGGTGATCGTTCCGTCGAGGATTTTAATGCCCTTCTGTGACAGCTTTGCTTCCAGCAGTTCATAGGATACGTCAGCGATATCAGCAGGCTCCTTTGTCTTAATTTTGCGGAGAAGAATGTACTCAGAAAGATAGAGATAGTTGACAGAATCAACAAATTCGACCTCCGGAACCTTTCCCATCACAAACTTGATATCCTCAAGCTTGACATACTTACTCCGAAGAATGTTAATGTTACGCAGCACATCGCCGTTATTCTCACGAAAGTGCTTTGCCTTAATTGCCTGCAGGTATTCTCTTTCGTTATCCATTGCCGTGCATCTCCTTGATTAAATCCAGAATCAGCTTATTCTGCCCCTTGATTTCTTCCTTGACCTCAGCGATAGAATTGCAGAAATCGCGCTTTGTCAGGCAGGTATCCTTAATCTGCTCTACGTCGCTCTGAAGCTTGGAGATGGATTTGTTTACATCTGTTTTCAAATCTTTCATCTCGTCCTTGGTGACATAGGTTCTTTTGATTTCATTGATTGATTTCTCGTGGTCATCCGCCTGATTGATGGTGCGTTTCAAAAAGAAACTGATAATGGTTACTGCCATAGAAACAATCAGTCCGAAAATCCACCATGTGTCTGCTCCAAAATTCATGTTTTACTCCAAAAAATAAGGTATTATTAAGCTGTAACTCAATAATACCTTATAAATCGGAACGTTCGTAGAGGAAATATTTCCCCGAATCAATAATCAAATAAGCTCATCTGTCCTTCAGGCGGTCGGGAACGCATGGCGTCAATCAAATCTACGCATATCATGCGGATGTATCTTTCTGACAGATTATACTCTCTCGCCAACTGATCGGAGTTGTAACCGTTGAATTTTTCCCGGATATCGTTATTGCGCTGAACCTTGATTATCTCGCTGTACTTCTGCACATAGATATTGTCGCCGCCGAAATGCAGAGAAAGCTTGATATAATTCTCAACGCCAATCAATTCGGCGATTTCCCGTTGAGTGCCATATAAATCTTCCAGTCTAATCTGCTGTTCTGACACCGTCCTTCCTCCTTTGCGCGTTGGCAACGTATTTTTTTAGTATCTCAATCAGCTTCACACCTTGCTGATATGTCAGCCAGCGGAACGGCTGTCTGGCAATGCAGTCTATATGAATTTCCTTGCGGATAATACCGCAGAGTCTGTCGCCAAGACGCGCCGCAGACGGCTTTTCATCAAGCTTTTCCAGTTGATACATCAGCCGCCACACCTTGCGCTGTTGTCCGTCCGACATCATTCCTCTGCCGCTCTCTTCATATTTTTTGGCTTTGAACGGATGGGAGGGAGGCTCTTCGAGGTTCTGCGTCTTTATCTGTTCCGCAAGAGCTTTTACCACCTCGTGATACTCGCTCTCGGTCAGACTGCGGATGCTTTCCTTTTGTGTGATCCGAAAAACCAGCGCGTGAAGCATATCATCTCTGTTGCCGCTTTCCAGTATTCCAAGCCGTGCACCCATCGCGTAAACGCGCTGGATCTGAGATTTTTTAATCATCGCTGTTTACCGTCAGCTGAAGTTTGGTACTGTCATCGACAATGAAAGCAGCGTTGATTTTTGCGATAATTTTGTCAGCAGCCTCTTCATCGGCGGCGCCGTTCAGCTGCATCAGTCTGCAAAACTCCTCCCAGACAGCTGCTTCGTAAATCAGGAAAGCATAGTCCAGCGCGTCGATTTTGCTGAGAGAAGTGAACTTGAGGATATTCTCAACATCCTTGTCATAGTTTCTGCCTTTGCACTTCTTAAGGAGCTGCTTGCGCTCCTCGTCAGTGATACCGTTGATCTGACTGATAACCTCCGCAATGGTCGCTTTGGTATAATCGCCCTTTCGGATTGCTGTGAGCATTCTCGCAGCGGAAGAGGAGATGGAATAATCTTTCTTCTCGGTAACAATAGCGTCATACGCCTTTCCGAAGATTTCGGGAAGATACGCATGGGCATTGTAAATGACCTTAAGGCTTTCAGCATTTACAACCTTTACCTCGGCGTCGGATCCGGAATAGGTAACGCTCTTGTACTTAGTACTGTCAAGGTCGGATTCACAGGTAATGATTATTTCGGCTTCCAGCCGTTCTTTTTCCTTTTTCAAAGCATCCTGCTGCTTTTTAATAGCTGCAAGACGGTCTATTTTCGCGGTTAAATCAGTCATTGACAACATCCACCTTTGATAAAATTTTCTTGGCGCAGCCCATGCAGATGATAATGTTGTCTATAGTAAGAATATCTGTCATAGAGCCGCAGAAACGGCAGCTCGGCGCCGCCGGTGTAATCAGAACACTTCCGTCAGGACGGGCGTCAATTGCAACGCCATTTCCTGAGAACAACCCTGCTTCCGCTCTGATCTCTTTGGGAATCGTTACAGAGCCGTTCTTGTTGATTTTTTTGAATTTCTTATCCATGCTTTCGCCTCCTGTTGTTTGTCCTCACTCTGCATTTATACGGGCTTGTGACCGTTCCCGAAGGAGCTGCATTAAGGAGCAGGGGGTTAACCCTGCTTTTTCGGCTTTTCCATCCGCTTGACCTTACTGATGTGTTTGTACTCCCCGCGAAGCATCCAGCCAAGCCAAACCAGTAAGCCCACCATTGGGATAAAGAAGATTTCTCCACCCATAGAAGCTGTTCTGATACTGAGCTGACCGAATGCCGACGCCATAACGACTCCCGTGCTCAGACCTGTTGCCAATAGCAACAGCGTTGTTTTGATTTTCATTTTCGTCCCTCCAAATGATATTATCAATAGACGTTAAGTCTCATTGCTTTTGCCACCGCAAACAGTCCGCTGTAGGTGATATTGCCGTTATCAATCGCGTTGGAAAATACATTGCCCGCGCCTCTGAGTCCCTGTTCGCTCCGCGCAATACCGAGGATCAGCTGCGTCGCCTTTTCGTCGGCAGCAATCGCAGGGAAGAGAAGCCGGATATCGCGATCAGAAATTGAAGCGGTATGTCTGACCTCAGTGAGCTTGGTGCGGTTTCGGATCTGTGCGAACGCTTCCTTGCTTCTGCCCGTGTTGGTTACTGTCTCGATGTTGCCGACCAGGCAAATACCGAGGAGCGGATTGTTGTCGAAGAAAGCCCTGATGGCTTCAATAGTTTTAATCGGAAGGTGCTGTGCTTCATCGATGATCAGCACCTTGCGTTCCCCGGAAAATGTATCGGAAAGCCGGAACCACATTTCGTCTTTGCGACCGCTTGCCGTTACCTTGAGCGCCTTGCAGAGCAGTTTGAGAAAAGCGTTCAGTGTCACGAGACACGGATTAACAGTGACGTAGACAGCAGATGACGGATAATCCTCCGCGTATTTCTTGCATGCCATCGTTTTGCCGATTCCGGCGTCGCCGCACTCAATCGCTAAGCCGCCCTTAAGGTGACAAAGTCTGATTGTTTCATAGACGCCCTCGCTGATGCTCGTGGGCTTGTACTCCTCGTTGACTGCCGCGCTTCTGAGATTCTCCGCAGCTTCGCGGTTTCTGAACTTTTCCTCGAGGGAACTTTCAAAATCGGTGAGATTTCCCTTGAATTTGTTGTTGAGATACTGCGATATGTACGCTGATGACCAGCCAAGCGCCTGAGCCGCCTTGTTTTGAGAGCCGTCGCATTCGTCCTTGATGTATTGTCTGAGCTTTGCCTGTAATTCGGGATTAGGTGTCATAAATTATTCCTCCAGTCTTTTCTCTATATTCCGAATCATTTTTGCTTTATCCATTGTCACAACCTCCGTCTGACCAACAGCCAGCTTCATATCATCGGAGGTTTCGTTTGCACTGAACAGTTTAACTACCTTCGGCTGAACATCATGTGCGTTCGCCTTGTTCTCCTCAGCAGCGGCAAGCACAAGCTCCAGCGCGGTTTTCTTGCCGAGACTTGTAACGGCGGTTGCTTTCAACTGTTCTCTGGTAAGTTTCTCGAAGGAGCGGGTTTTCTTCATCGCCTGGGCGATCGCGTCCTTGGAAGCGCCGTATTCAAGAATAGCGTCATTGTCTGCGGGAACCGTCATCAGGTAATTGTCGTTAATATCATAAACGCGCACGGCAGACATGTTTTCGGGATCATACCGACAATATACCGATTCTCCGAAATACCTCATTTTAAGGTCGTCATTATAGTAATCAACTCTTTCTCCTGCGACTATAACGTGAACGCCGCGTCTGCCAACTTTTTGGCTGCGTGTACTGCGCATGAGAAGAAGATTCAAATCAGCTTCTGATGCGACGCGCTTTTCGTGCAGGTTTTCCTCAAAAACGCTCATTCTGGTTTTTCCGCTGTCTGCATTTACAGCTCCGGAATACGTTTTTTCGTTAAAGTAGTAGGTTAAGATATCCTCAACAGCGTTAGTGAACTCTTCATCAGTCGGAATGTTATCTGTTTTGAGTACTTTTTTGAGCCGTTCAGGCTTCTCCAGCACGTTGCCGCCTGTATAAGTTGGAAACAGTTTTGACAACCGTTCCTTAACATCGCGGAAGCGGCGTTCGATGATTTTTGCCTTCGCGTTCCTGACAATAGCGTTTGTCATGTGGATGCCGAGACGTTGGAACACAGGCGGTGGGTTGAACTCATTCTTAGTGCTTTTCTTCTGCCTGTGACCGAGTCCGCCGACGTCGCGCGTCAGAAACTCGCGTCCGTTATCCACATAGATATTATCGGGAATTCCGTATTTCAGAATCCCTTTCCGCAGCGCGATCAGCGTCGCCTGAGAGGATGGAGCTGAGGTAACATAACATCCTGTGAAAATTCCTGACCTTGCGTCAAAAAAAGCTGTGAGATAAAGTCGGTGAACTTTGCCGCCCTCGTCTTTTGTCATAACGTCAAATGTATGGTTATCTGCAATCCACCATTCGTTACTCGTCATTCCCTCGTAAGTTCGTCTGATGTAGGTGCCGCAGCGGTCATTAAACGCCTTCATGCCCTCGCGCCCCATGATTTCAAGCGGCTTCGGAATATCTCTCTGCACCTTTCGGTAAAAGCTGGAATAATCGGGCAGCGGCAAGTATTGAGGAGCTTCCTGTCGAATCCACATCTCCGTATATTCCATACATGCCTGGATGCTGTACTGTGCCTCGTCGAGATAGAAGTATAAGAAGCATTCCCATGCAACGTCGGGGATTGATGAAGTTCCCTTTTTCCAACTCCCGCGATTGTCAAGCAATCCAGCCAGATCATCTGCTTTTAAAGAGGCTTTTTTACGGTATAAAATACCCTTTGAAATGTTCAAGCCGGGGTTCACATTTTGCTGGAGCCTGACAAACTTCTCAGTTGCGGGTACCTTCTGGAGCTTTGATTCAGCGCAGTATTCATCCCATGACTTGATTATCCCCATCCAAAGAGCTATCTGTTCACGCTGATCGGCAGTGAACTCATCAAGCTCCTTGTGTGGTCGAACCGTCTTTGGCTTCCGTTTCGGGAGAAGCGCGTCGGGTATTTCTCTGCCGTGGGATTTATAGTAGCGCAGCTGCTCCTGTTGGGTTAAGGAAGATAACTGCACAAACAATTTCTCTCTATTATTTGAGGTTAATTCTTTCTTACCCTCTATTTTTCCTTCAAAAATAAGCATTCGTATGTAACGTTCTGAACACCCCTTGAGTTCAGCTGCTTCAGTTGTTGTAAGATAAATCATCTTCTCACATCCTTTGCGACCTATCATCATCAGAACAGGGAGGTCATTTCCTGTTGACCGCCTTGCGGCGGTTTCGACTGTGTGGTATAATTGTCTGGGGAAGGGGGTGAAACTATGAGTATTCATGCGTATGATATTGCTAAGTCTGCAACCGAATTTGCGAATATAATGCTGACAGATAAGATGAAAAATGACAATGAGTTTTCATATTCCAATTTAGAAAATATAATTGAGAATATATTTGCAACAAAGTTTGCTCATGATTATACGATAAATGTTGCACTGGGTTCAATTATTTCTTATCATAATCAGCTTAGAGAAAAACTAATCGCTGACTTTAACATTGACATTGGTGAAATTAACGCCTAATTTTCCAATTGCTGATGTAATCATTTCTTTGTTACATGTGTATACTGGTAAAACCACTCTTTCATTTTCAGTGGAGGGCTTTGGACTATGTAAAAATATCTCTTTCACATGATTAATCTGCTCCGGTGTAAGCCCTGTATCCTCATACTCGCATAATCTTGTTAGCATCTCTCGAATCGGGCAGTCCTCGCAAAAATCATACTCCTCACATCCGCTGATAAGCAGGCAAATATCGCCGAGCTGTTTCGAGGGTACTGCATTGCCGGTTATGGTACTGCGCTGTGTTAATCGTTCCATATTTTCTCCTTTCCGGTCTGTCATCATCAGTACGGAGAGACCATCCTCCGCAGACCGTCGCGCCGTAGCGCGGCGGTTTCGACTTTTCAAGTAATTTTTCCTCCAATTTTCTCATTGCGGTTATTTCGCCATCCAACAGATTCTTCACCGGTGATAGAATTGCGGAGGATCTGGACGGTGCAGTCCGGGTAGGTGGTTTCCTCATCGAAGATGTTCGTTTCCACCTTAACCGGTTTTTCAACATAAGCGTAATAAATATGTTCATGCTCTGCAGCTCCGTGGTTTTCACTGCCAAATAGCTCATGGAATTCTGCTTCTGTTTCACAATAATAGTCCGCGCAATTCAAAACGCCGTCCCTGATGTCCGGGTGATACAAATGAAACACGTCAATCGCTTTCTTATAATCCGGAGCGGTTACGGTCGTCCAGCCGCCCCGGTAAGGATAATCCTCGCTTGTTCCATAGGTAAAATAGAAATTCAACATTCTGCGTACACTCCTCCGGAAAAGCCTCTTGACATAAACTCGTTGAGCGCGGATTCCCTGTCTGCGAAATAGCTTCCGCCGTAAGGAACGCCCTGTTTATCGATCCACCAAACTACCCAAGGCTCGACCGAGTTTTGATTATGCGCGAGTGCGACCTTGTTGTTGATGTTTCCGAATATCTTATATCCGTTATGCTTTTCACCGATCTTGTGTATTCTCATATTCCACCTTCTCTTTGCTTCATCGATAAATGTTCCGTCGGAGTTGACGTCCTCAGCCCATGCGGTTTCCGCAAGACAATCCTCACATTTGATATGCGCGGACGGCTTGAGTGATCCTGACGTGGAAACTCCGGTAATGATTCTTGCCCTGCCGCCACAGAACGGACAACTTCTCAGCGTTGAAGCGTTGCCCTTCACATCAAATCCGATTAAAGTGTCCACGCTAACGCCGAAAAACAGAGCCAGTCCCATGAGAGCCTCAAAATCCGGCTCCGCTTTACCGCATTCCCAATTATTGATTGTTTGCGCACTTACTTCAAAAAGCTCGCCCAAAGCCTGCTGACTGATTCTTTTCCGTTCTCTGAGTTCTCGTAATATCATTCCTATGCCCCCTTACACAGCTCATCAACTGTAGTATCGAGGATTTCAGCGATATCTAAGCTCAATCTGAGCGAAGGAATCTTGGTACCACTCTCAATAAAATTAATCATTGGCGGTCTGACTCCCACTTTGTCCGCTAATTCGCTTTGAGTTAAACCCTTGTTTTCGCGGAGTTTTCTGCAATTCTTTCCGAAATTCAT